CCCACAAAGCGTCTTTTATGCCGTTTGATTCCACAATGACGCTAAACGGTAGCGGCTCGTCATCGGCTTTTGTTTTGCCAAGATGCTGAAGAAGTTTTTTCCAACCTTCAACACACGGATCATGTTCTCGAATTCGATTCAATGTTGTGCAGATCATGGCTTCTTCTCCTTGGCTAAACAATCTGCGCACTTGAACCGCTGCGGATGATTGTACCCACCCAACAGCGGCTTACTCTGCTTGCAGGTCTTGCACGTCCGCATGATCCAATTCTTATTCATACTGTTGGCGCTCTAGGTCAGCCAACTCCCCGCGCAAGATCTTCACATCCATTGGTGCTTCGAGTCCTATGCGCACCTGACGTCCGTTGAACCCAATGATGTGAACGCGAACGTCCTCACCAATCTCAATCCACTCGCCGACTTTTCGAGTTAGTACTAGCATGATGAATCCCTTTCTTTTCGAGGTGCTTCAACACTTCTTCGATGAAGCCCCATGTATTTTTGGAACCGCTCTTGGCTGCGCAGTTTGTGCAACCTACGCCGAACCATTGCTCGAACGTATGATCGCAGCCGCACACCGTGCAGCGGTATTGGTTGTTACCTAAGAACTGCAGCGTCATTGCAGCCGCTCCGGTTTGTGTCCCAAGCGCGCTGCGCCCAATGCGAGTGCGTCATTACACGCCTTGTGCCAATTGTCTTGCTCTTCTTCATCCATGTCTATGGCACCGTAATCGTTCGCCATCCGTATAGACAAGAGCGTGATCAGTAGTTTAATGAACTGCTCATCCGTGGCTGTCGTCATGACTGTTTCCTCATTAGATTCTTGATCACATCTTCCAAGCCGAGCACCTTGTCGCGTTCCTGTTGTAACGTGCGCAGCAATCGATCGCGCTCAATTCTAAAGCGTTCGATGTCACGATGCGCAACGGCTAACGCTTCGCGCAGCCGCATGAGATCGCCCATCGCGCGTATCTCTTGCTTGAGTTCTTCCACCCAGACAGGCGGAGGCAGTACAGGCGCGGTCATCTCCCGCTCCAAGTCCTGTATCTGCCCCTGCTTCGATCCCTTACCGCTTAGGGTAAACATCGTCATCTCCATACGTTATGTACATGAACGCCACAAGCAATGCTGCGTAGCCCCAATGGCCTGTCACCAATAGACAGGTCAATAAGATGACGAATGCCGCGCCCATTAGAGGATCAAACTCGTTTGCTCTGGCTCATTCGCCGTGTCAGGCTGCGACGGGGCTTCGATCGTCGGCACTTCCTGCCAACGCGCGTTGCCTGTGGGCTGTAGACCTTGTGGCCCACCGAAGCCCTCCATCCACAACTGACACAAGAGCGCGCTGCCATTCGGCTGTTTGATCCACGCAATCTGCGCCGTGGGTTGCCATTGCATAAAGTTACTCATAGTGACTGATCTCCCGATCCAGATACCAACGCGCCTTCTTCAGATCTTCAAGACCATTCTTACCGACGTGACGCAGCACGTACTTAACCACGTTGCCTAGACGGTAGTTCAAATCGAACGCTTCGATGACATCCACCGCTTCGATGCCGTTACGCTTGTAATGATCCGGGTTGATCGGATCAGAGATGACAAAGTACGGTGGCTCAACCGGAAACGGTTCTGCCTGAGCAAGCAGTTCAGAGATATTAGTCTTCTCGGCGTACGCCTTCTCAACCTTCTTGTCAGACTCTTCGCGCATCTTGCGGTGGATCTGATACACCAACGCTTTGGTGCAGCCTACCTTCTTCACGATGGTGTCTGCCGTAAAATCCTTCTTAAGTAACTCGCGCACCCGCGCTGACTTATTCAACTTCTTCGTTACCATTTCTCCAACTCCTTGCGTAGGGTCTCTACGTTGTTTTCATCAATCACAAATGCAACGCCCCCGGCCTTGCGTATCTCACTCATATGGTGAAGTTGCAGCGCCGTGGGTTTACCTCCATTCGCCTTGCATTCGATTCCAAAGAATGCGCCTTGGTAACAGACTAGAAAGTCTGGCACCCCGGCGTTGCCAAAGCCTCCGCCAATGGGCATGGCGTAGTACGCGCCCATGTCCAACAGGATCTTTTTAACCTTGGCTTTGACCTTTGCTTCCGGTGTCATACGGTGTTGTTCTCCATGAGTGGGCCGCGTTATCGTGGCTCCATCGCTGCACCCAGCGTTGAGCGTCAAACACTAACTGATCCAAGGATTCCACACAATCGGGCGGTATCCATCCTTGGGATTCTGCGTTGATCAAATAGATTTTTTTGTTTATGTCGTGTTGCATGATGAGGGCCGCGTTATCGTTGGAAACCAGTTGCTGCGCCGCCGCACGGGGCGCGCGATGCGCCCCGGCGGGTCAGGTCAGGTGAGAATCGAGAGCAGGTGCTCGGCATCTTCCATGGCGTCCCAGAGGTGCCTCGACCCCTGCTCTTCCGGGATATCCTCGCGCACCTGCTGCACCAGAGCACTCAGCACCATCATCAAACGGCTTTTGTCCAATTCGATTCCGTTCATTCGTCGTCTCCCAAGTCAGCATCGAAGATGAGCCATGCCATCCGCATGAGCCAGATGCATAGCAGCGTGTAGCCGCCGAGTTGCCACCAATTGGATGCGGTCATTCCTTGACCTCCTCGATGTCCCATTGCTGATCGATCACATTACTGGCGAGGCCGGTGATGCCAAGACGGAGCGCCGTATTACAGGCGTCCTCCGCGTCGTATCCCGTGACGGTCATGCCCTGCTCGCTGATCGTATGGAACCTGACCAGATACTTTCGCAGCGGATCAGGCTGCTGCGACTTCATCTCGGCGTCAGGCGCAGCCCAGTCGGCGATGCCCTTGTCGTAGCCGGCGTTGTAGTAGTGCCTGTACTGCGGGTTGGCGTCCGGGAAGTACGTGCGGAATCCCTTGTGGTAGCCGTCATCGAACCCCATGGCATACGCGTGACATTGCTGTAGCGTGATGTTGTCGGTCACGGCTGCACCTCGTACGGGGCGTCCAAGACCTGCACAGACCATGCGGCAGCGGTACAGTACTCATGGCCGTAGTCCCGGGCCGCGTCCTCGTTATCGAACGGCCCAACGAATTCCAGACCGTCCGACAGATCGCCAAACACAACGATGCATTTCATGCTTTCACTTCCTGTAGTTTGCCATCGATGATGGCGTAGTTCACGGGCTGATCCGACTCGACTGCGCGGAACTCTTCGACCAGTATCCAACGATTGAAGAGGTCGCGCGCACTCTCAAGTGCCTCGGCCTCCGTTGCGAACGCTAGATTGTTCTGGCTCCATTGTCCGTTGTTGTTCATGACCTTCACCTCGGGTTTCCAACTCATGACGCGGTCTCCACGTTGGTATCGATTTCGTTCAGATGCGTGTACTCGACGCGCGTGTCCACGCGCACGATCCGAAACCGTCCGGTGTAGTAGTGGAAGTGGTGCCGCAGGTGGTTGCGGCGCTTGGAGTACTCTTGGATGAGCCGATTAAGTTTCTTGACCGCCTCCTCGTGCGTATTGCAGGTGTCGTGAGTTTTACACCAGATGATCGTCAATTTGTCGAGCGGCCCCATCGGACGATCTTTGATGTACTCGTACTCCACGTGGTAGGCCGTTGTGGGTGTTATCGTCATGACGCGGCCTCCACGTTGGTATCGATCTGGGTAACGGGCGTGTAGTCGATGCGCGTCTCGACGCGCACGATCTGAAATCGTCCGGTGTAGAAACTGAAGTGGGTCTTCAGGTAGTCGTGATGGTCGTGATACTCGCGGATGCGCCAGTTCAATTTCTCGATGGCTTCATCGTGCGTCGCGAAGGTATCGTTAGATTTACTGAGCCAGACGGGCGTCTGGCTGTCGAGCGGCCCCGTCAGGTACTCGTACTCGACGCGGTAGGCCGTTGTGGGTGTTGTCTTCATGACTGTCATTCCTAAGATTGAAAATGGCGCGCCTTGCGACGCGCCCGGGTGGGTTATGCCGCCAGAGCCAGAATCTCTCCGCCGCGGCGTTCGATCTCGACACGATCGTCCTGATGGACGATCCCGCGCGCGTACGCGGTCACGCCCGTCGCGACATCCCAGAGGGTCTCCATCGGGCGACCCTCGTCTGCCGCGTGGGCCGCGCGGATGCCGCCAATCTGCGATCCCGTGAAGCGGCGCGCCTTGAGGAACGCGTCGAGGTCATCGACCTTTTTGCGTTGCGCGGCCTCGATGGTTGCTTGCATCGGGCCGATGCTCGACTGGGCATAGGCTTGGATGGCCGGGGCGACCTCGTCGAGCCAACGGTGCGGCGCACCGGACGTGTGGCGAATCTTAATCTCTTTGTAGTCCTGCGCACCCCATACGATGCGGTTCGAGCAAACGTAGTCGAAGAGGAACAGGCCGACGCCGAAGGTCGCAGAGCCGACCTCGGAGTTCCACACAAAGAATCCGCGCGAGAGGCTGCCAGTCTGGCCGTCGCGACGGTTGGGCACCTCGATGCGGCGCTCTTCATCAGCGAGGAAGACGAACATATCGCGATCACCCGCGTATAGCGTGGTGTTGTCTTTGGTGACCTCGACGCGGCGTCCGAATTCACCCGGGACGCGGAAGTCGCCACTGATGCCGTCGCCGAAGCGCTCGGTGAGCAACCCCGTCACGGTGCTGTTCCAGATGCGACCATAGTTCGGGCCAGTCGCGGCGCGCATCTGCGGGGCGACGCTGCCGTTCTGGCGGGTGAGCAGGACGCCGACCTCCTCGACGTCACGGGCAACGTGCAGCCCGTAATTCATCGCGTCAGCGGCGAGTGCCGCCGGGAGTGTGCGCAAGTACGCGGCGGGTGCTCCCGCGCGTTGCGCCAATTGACCGAAAGCAAAATTCGACACGTCTGCCGCGTTACCGGCGCGCCCGATCACCTGCAGACCCTTGTGGGTCTCGTCGCCCTCGACCGGGATAACGGTGAGAT